TGGATCTGCTTGACCAGCTCTTCTTGCATTGGGTTGATTACCATAGCCATAAAGATTTCGTAGCTGGTTTTGAGCTCGTCTGCGTTAGATGAAAAACCTGATGAAGTCTTGATTCCAAGTAACATTTGACTTGTAATTCTGTGTGCCAACATAATCTTTCTTGAAGACTCTTCTGCAATGAAATCGTATTGTTGGTGTAGATTCTCTGGTCTTAACATTTCAACAGTAGTCTTTTGCTCTGCGTTCTCGTTAAAACTTAAGATAAACTTACCAGCGTTTGAAGTGCCAGCAAATTTAGATGCTATAGTCGTTTCTAACAAGTATTGTTCTTCTGATGCAGGTAAACCACCATTAAAGTTGATGATTGTACTTGGCATGAAGTTATTCAAGATATTGTTGATGTGTAAGTTTGCTACTTCCTCTTCTACAGCACAGTATTGAATTGAGCTATAGTAATCAGGAATACCATAATAGAATTTACCTGGAGAATATTTCTTGAAGTAGATGATTTGAGTATCATTTTCCCATTCGTCTTCTCCAAATGTAGGAATTCTTGTTGGTTGTATTCTTTTGTTTGTCCAATCTGAAGAGTAATAATAACCATGGATAACTCCATCATCTCCTACCTTTTCAGCTCTTAATGTGTCTACTGGAATATGATAAAATCCAATGATTTGACTTCTATCTTCGTTGAATACACACTGAATAGATGCATTACCAAACATCTTATAATCGAATACAATCTTTCTAATCTCTTCGTTAGTAGTTAACTTATAAATGTAGTCTTCTAATCTTTCAGATCCTTTTTTACCTTTAACACCTTTACCATAGATTAAATCTGTAGATCCATCGATACATGCTTGGTTAGTTGGACTAGTTTCGTATCTCTTAATTAAAGTAGTAAAGAAGTCATCAGAACCATCGATTCCAATTTCTACGTGTTGCTTTCTACCTTTAGTTTCTGTAATCTTTGGTAAGATATATCCACCAGAAAGATTTACTACTTTTACTCTTGATTCTTTATTTTCCATAATTAGTATTCGTATATAATGAACTCGTTAGAATTGTCAATGTAACTCAACATAGGATCTGAATTTCTAACAGTAGCTGATTGTGTTGTTGGTAGTATTTCTCCTCTGTACAATACTGTGCAATCCGTAGATCCAGATAACTGCACAATATCCATAGTAAAGAAGTTATTTGCTTGTAAGTTTAAACTAGCAGTAACACATAAGAAGTCATAGGCATCATAGGACGCTGTGACATTAGTTATTGATGTTGGTACATTAGTTTCTTCATTAGTTAAAGCCAGACGCACCCTAAAGCTACTGAGACTAGCAGAAGGCATAGTTCTGACTCTAAAATACTGCAAAGAACCTGTATCTGGAGTTATTATTGTCATATTCGTGTTATCAATATTATAACTGAAAAATCTTCTTTTGTTTTATTAGCGACCTTGTCCACGATAAGCTTTAGGTCTTGGACTATGTTTGTTGTAACTCTTTTTAGCGCTACCTCTTTTTTTAGTATCTGATACTACAATTGTTGCAGCTGTTTTAACTTTTGCCATTTCTTTTTAATTTACTTTATTACAAAAAAATACCCCATCTGAGGAATCAGACAGGGCACTTAGACATGGATATATGAGCAGTTCCAAAAGGAACGATATACCAAATTTTATTAAGCTGGTGATCCGTAAACAACTGTAGGTGCGTTAGCAACTCCAGCGAAAGGATTAGTCAGCGTTGAACCAGTGATAAAGTTAGCTGGTAATTGTTCTTGACCTGTGAATACAGCTGTGTATCCAGACAAATCTCCGTATGCTTGACCTGTAGCAATAGTACCACCAGTCATATCAGCACCGTAATTCTTACCCACTAACAATGCGTTACCGTTTCTGTCAGCAACAACGATTTGAGGTCTGCCATATGCCATCAATTTGAACTCTTTGGTCATTTGAGCAGTTAACTTCTTAAGAGTCAAAGATAATTCTTGACTAAAGAAAGTTGTACCGTTGTCACGACTTGTATTTACAGTTTCAGTATAGCCATTTGCACCTTTCAATTCGTAGTAATACGCTGATGAAGCAGAAGGGAAAGACGTTACTTCGTCGTTCGCATTCAATGCAAAGCTACCTGTTGTGTAATTAATGAAGTATACGCCCTGAAGACCAGCTATCTGATCCTTACAAGGTTCGTTTCTTCCTAATGATAAATTACAAGGCATTTTATAATGTTTTATTCTTTTTTTTAATAAAGGGGCCACACAAATGACCCCTTTTTTTTATATTCTGTTAACCCTATTAAGATTATGCGAAGTTGTATACAATATCTGGACCGAAGCCGAATTGTACACCAGCAGTATATCTCATGATAATTCTCACGTTTTGAGAACCATCTAAATCAGCCATATCTAATACTTTAACTTCGTTTCTGTCAGACAATAAAGCTGTACCGAAGAATAAGTTAGATTTTTGAGCAGCAACTACAGAAGCAGCTGGTAAGCCTGGGCAATGTAACAAAGGAATACCTTGGAAATCCATTGGTTTTAATCCAATAACTGTTTGGTTATTGTAACCGTTAGCGTAGCTAGAACCACCACCAACTGCAGTTTGGAAAGCTTTCATTGTTGCAGTAGAAACGTAGATACCTAAATCTTCTTTACCGTAAACAGTAGTTGGAATTAAGTCTACTACTGATTGCAATGCAGCAATTACTGTAGAAGATCCAGTGATAGAACCACTAGCAGCTCCAGAAACTCCGCCTGAACCAGAAACAACTCCTGATGCAGCAGTTCTGAATAATGAATCGAAAGATTGGAATTGACCTGTGCTTGCGCCAGAACCAGTCCAGATATTAGTCTCAGTTTGAGCAGCAACTTGAGCAGCTACTTGACCGATCATAAATTCTGTGAAAGAAGCAGGTAAGTTATCGAATACAGAGATTCCCATTTCAATAGCTTCCCAGTCACTTCTAAAGTCTTTCTTACATAATTGTAAGTTAACTTGGAATTCTTCTGGTTGTAAGATCATTTCAGTTAAAGTTACTGTTGAAGTAGCACTGAAATCACAAGATGCATCAAAGATAGCGTTTGTGTTGTTGTACTTCTTAATAACTTCTTTAAACTTAATGTTTGGTTTGATTGTTATGTACTCTTTATCAAGAGTTGGAGCTGATAACAAAGCAGCTGCGATATACTTACCAGAGAATTGTCCGGCATAGGTACTAGTAATCGATGTGTTAGTTGGCATTTTAAAAAATGTTTAACTTGTTTATAATTAGATCTTTGAATTAGCCATTTTCGCAAATACGCGAGTCATAGCATTTTCTGTCTTGTTTGTTTTTAATAATCCTGCTAAAGGCTTATTTTCTTCAACTGGAGCACCAGTGAATTTCTTTTGAGCACTCATGTTGTATTTGCTTGGTCCACCATCGTTAGGCTTACCTTGACCACCAACACCAACGCCACCTTTAAGGATGTCTTTTACTTTTGCATCTTCGTTAGATACTTGAGCTTCCATATCTTGCTCCATATCTTCTTCTTTCTCGCCATTCATTTTAGAATAGATGTTAGCAATATCGTCTCTTAATTGTTTAACTTCAGCTGCCATTTCGTCCATTCTTGAAGCTACGTCTTCCATAGCTAATTCAGACTTTACGTTTGGTAACATTGCTGGATCTACCATGTTGTCTTCTTTTGGTTTAGGAGATGTGATAACACCTACTGAACTGTTTTCTGCTAAATTTTCTTGTTTCATATTTAATTCTTTTCCTGGATTAGGTTGTAACTCGATTTGAGTCATGATACCGTCCTTAGTTGTGATTTGATATAATTTGCTACCATTTTCTGTTGGTAGATAAATTTTGTGATCAGCATCAGGTGCTAATGATTTGCTACCAGCTTCGCTAATAACGAATAATACATTTCCAACTTGGAAACTGTCTGTAGCTACTGCTGCACCATCTTCTAACTTACCGTATACATCACCAGCTAATTTAACTTGTTTGTCAAGTCCAACTAAAGCAGCGATTTTGTTGATAATATTTTGAGTGTCCATTTTTTTGTTATTGATTTATAATTAAGATATATTCTTTTGCTTTGTTTTGTTAGATTAAGCTGGAAGAGGATTGTCTAGATTAACTCTAAGTATTACAATTCCTGAACCACCATTACCATAAAAAGTAGGACTAATGCCACCAGTTCTGTAGTTGCTACCAGCAGCTCCTCCGCCTCCACCTGTTCTTTGTTGACCATCTGAGTATGCATTACCTCCACCACCTATTCCGCCTGAACCAGTAGGAAATAAAGTGTAATCAAAAGTACTGTAGTTAAGACTAGATACGAAATCAGCTCCACCACCACCAGCGTACCAAGATCCAGTTGTACTACCAATGTAGCTAAATGATCCGGATCCACCATTTCCTGGTCTTGGATAGGTATATAGTCCTACAACAAAGCTAGATCCGCTTGTACCTACAGATGTACCGCCACCACCCCCACCTCCGATCCAATATGATGTAAGATCTCCTGGAGTTGGACCGGGTCCTGATCCCGATAACATAAGAGAACCTGATCCGCCATTAGATCCTTGAGATCCTGTACCTCCCGCTTGTATTGTTATATGGCCGCCGCCTCCTCCACCTGATCCTCCGTTTCCTGCTGGAGCAGATCCTGTATCTCTATTAACTGCCATAGATCCTGCTCCACCTCCGCCTGCAAAAGCAATAATTGAAAAAGGTAAAGTAGATCCACTAATATATGATACAGAACCAGTATTCCCAAAGTCAATACCTGTAGTTTGATCAAATTGTCCGCCAAATCCTACTCGTATATCGTAAGGTTGATTTGCTATAGCTGTAAATGATCCACTTTGTACACCACCGCCTCCACCGCCGCCTTGTTCAATTCCACCAGATCCTCCTCCGCCTACTAGTAAGTACTCAACTCTATAGTTTCTAGAGAATTTAATAGATCCTGTGCCTTGAGGCTGTACAGCGCTACCTGAATCGTTATAGAATGAAAATACAGTATCGTTGCCGACATTGTATACATCTACAGATCCACTAACATTAAATAAGGGATATATTTGAGGTTGACCGAACCCTATGTAATTACCAAATGCATTAATCATTGGTTATTTTATTTTAAAGCTAATACAGCCAATGCAGTTGAAGATCCTGATACTGATGTAAACAGTCCTGGAATGAATCCTGAAGCCGAAGTGAATGAAACGTATGAACCATCGATTGTAGTTCCGTTTAAGTCACCAGCTACTCCTACGTATAAACCTTGTGCTACGAATGGGAAGCTATAAGGCCAGTTTGATTTGCCTGTACCACTAGCTAATTTGTAAGTGTTAAAAGCAGATCCAGTTGCAATTAAGAAAGTGATATCGTTACCATTAGATCCACCGAAGCTAGCGCTTACAGCTAAAGTAGTGCCAGATCCAGTAGCATTAAGAAACAAACCAGTGTTTGCTGTTAATACTGAAGATATGATAGCTAATTTTTGTCCGTTAGAACCAGATACAGCGATGTATTGATTGCTACCAGCGCTTTGATTAGTTGCGTCAGATGCACTTACAGAAGCAGTTAAAAAATAGTTCGTAGTAGTTCCTAATGGATTAGTTACTTTAAAAGATCCTGTTGAAGCTAAACTTGAACTGAATTCTACATTACCTCTAGCTATTGTAGCTGAGTTAAGAGATCCAGATCCAACAGGCCAACCACCTGAAAATTGTAGGTTGGTTACGTATGATTGATTATTTTCTAATTTCATATTATGAATTCGTTTGTATTATAATGATTTATTTCTTTTTCATTTCTTTTTTGTAATTAGCCATCATTGGGTCTTTCTGAGTAAGCATCTTGCGGTACTCTTTGTCTCTGATTAGGCTAATTGACATTTGTTGGTAGCAAATAGCTAGAGCTTGATCTTGCTCGTATTCACCACTAATTTCGCTTACACATCTTGGTATAAACTCGTTTTCTCTTTCTCCTGATTCTCTTTTAGGGATTGGCATGTTATATTGTTGGTGCAGGCGGTGTCCACTCTGCTGTTTGTAATATTGTTAAAGTTTCTTCGTAAGTTAATGGACCAATATAGCTGGTTAAAGCCTGGATTGTGTCTGGCATAGTTTCTGAGTAATAGCTTACAAATGTCTTAGTTCCATCTATGCTGAGTCTAAGAGTATCCTGTGATGTTTCCACTAACTGTGAATAATCTAATACCGCCTTTTCACTCGAATTAAAAAATATAAATGTTCTCATATTATACTAGTGCTGTCCAATTTTGATCGATCTCAGCTTGAGTTAGTGATCTATTATAAATAACCATGTTGTATACTCTACCATTTAAAAATGGAGCGCTGCTTCTAGCTCTTGCGCCTAATTGAACACCAGTATAAGCACTAGTTGTTGGTTGTGTTCCTGATGGAGTCACATAAACTGCTGTTGATGTTGGGTAAGATTTATAAGAGTATACTCGTGTTAAAGTCCAATCTGCTCCACCTCCAAGACCGAATCTAGTGTTTTCTGGTGGACCACCACCATTAGTATTATCAGGTACGCCAATACCACCGTTTGTCCATAAGTGGTTTCTTACTGAATTAGCTGCTCCATAAAACATTAGCAAAAAACTAGCTTCGCTACCAATTCCATCTGTTGCAAATAAGTCATCTTCAGTAGTAGCACTTGATTCAGCAACTACTTGGTAAGTAAAACCACTAAGAGTACCTATTGAAGATAAAGTAGCTGAGTCGTTAGAAGCATAATCATTTGTGCCATCAAATGAAACGTAAGCTGATGCTCCTGATCCACCAAATGCTGCACCGTTTACCAATGTGAAATTAAATGCATTTGGAGTTAAGTCGTACCATGTTGTACCAGATCCTGGATTTGATGCTGCAATTCCTGCATCTATATAGCAAATAAGACCATCTGTTACAATGTTCTTAGCATATCCTCCACCAGCTGCTGCTATTGGTTGTGCAAAGTTTGCTATAGGGTTATTAAAAAACATATTATAAAGATCCTGTTGTGTATAAGTGTAAGTCTTCTGGTGGACAACCTGTTGGTATTGCTGGTGCTTTTAATTCGTATTCTGATATAGGCAAATCTTTTACCCAAGAGAATTCTTCGTTAGTACAATTTTCTTGTTGTTCGGTACCAATCCACCACTTTTGTACGTCTTCAAAGAACATTGCATTAAATCTCCAATTAGGTTGTAAATATTTTCCGTGTAATAAGTCTTTTTGTTCTTCTGTTAAAAATACTACTATAATATTAGATGATTCCATGTATATACTTTTTAATTATCTTCCAAGAGTTGTTGTAAAATTCTCGACTACTGTAGCTAGATTTTGAACTTGAGTGTTAGTTAAACCTGAACCTAGACTTACAAAACCAATCTGTCTATTACTTGATGCTCCTCCTGCTGTAGTCAATGAAATTGGAGAAACATTAGCGCCGCTCATGGATTGTGTTTCAGTGCCTGTTGCAGTATCGTCTTGCACGCTTGCTCCTTGTTTTCTATAGAAATACAAATTAGTACTACTAGTTCTTGTTGAACACCAAAAACCAACAACAGATACAGGACTTGTAGTTCTAGCAACAAAGCGTGTACCTGATTCTGCAAGATTTAATGTTTTACTTGTGTTGCTAGCATAGTATCTAGCGTTTGTGTAATATTGAATTCCCGCTTGATCATCAGCTCCAACTTCAACAGGATATAAAATACCACTAGGAACTTGAGATGGGTTATTTACGCACCAAAAAGACATGTGATTATTGTAATCTCCGTAAGCAGCGTAAATTTGGGATTGAAACAAATTTGTATTTAAACCGTTGTTAAATCCACCTCCTAAATCTTTATTACTACCACTGACTCCATTTGCGGCTATATTAACATTACCAACCACTTCCAATCTGTATGCTGCATCTGAATCTACAGGATTCATAAAATTCCACTTAACAGTACTAATAGTACCGCCTACTAAAGGATATAGAGCCAACATTTTGCTGGTTAAACCGTAAGTATTTAAGTCAGTTTCTAAATTATTTAATGCAGTTATGATAGCAGATCCTGTCACTCCAGATGCAGCAATAAATTGTGCTGCTAATCCTCCTCCTGCTCCTGCTTGTTTAACAAATGCGAATGGTGTAAACATATATTATACTAAGTTTTTAACATTAGATAAGTACAATCCAGTTTCATCGAATGATATGAATGTTACTATATCTACTGCGTTAGCTGTTGTTGTTGCTGTGTAAGCTGAACCACTAACTTGTTTGATACCTGAACCAAATGTAACTGAACCAGTAGTTGCTTGTTGTGTAATCTTTAAGTTTATAGTTTGACCAGGTATTTGACCACTTGCTGTGATGTAAGTGTTTGTTGATGCTGGTAAAGTTAAGTTAAAGAAGTTACCTGTTGCTAAGTTTAAACTTGCTGTGTTAGAACTTACTGATTGAGATATTGGTTGACCTACTAAACTACCAGTAATTGTTTGAGATCCTGTTATTGCAAATGAACCAGTAAGATTATGAGAGTCCGCTAATAAATTACCAATCTTAACTCCCGTTGCTCTTACTTCTAATTCTGTTTCTCCAGTTTGAACACCTCTTACATTTAATCCTGCGTTTACAGTGGTCATACCTGATGCAGATACGTGGAATGAAGTTCGTCTTGTTCCATCATCAGTACCAGTACCTATTGCAAATCTAGTAAATCTACCATCGTTTAGTAATCCGTCTGCTGTATTGAATCCTCCAAATACTGCGATGTTAGCTGTTGTAGTTGCTGAGGCACTACTACCAGTCACAACTAAGTGTCTACCTATAATAACAGAATCATTAAGAGCAGGAGTTGTGGTAGTAGTACTATTTTGTGAAGAGGAACCAGTTAGATTAACTCTAAGGTTACCGCCAACAAATATGCTATTGCTTATTGTGGCTGCTCCAGAACTTGTAGCGTTAAAAGCGATTATGGTACCTCCAGCAGTAGAAATTATTGAATTACTTATGCTAGTATTTGATGCTGCGGTGCCTGATCCGCTAACTAAAAAAGTAGTGCTAGATCCAATTAGTGCAGAGTTACTAATAGACAAACTTCCAGAATTAAGAGTAACATTTACAGACATGTTATTGCTAGTCTGACTTAAACCGAATGGAGCGCTTGTTTCGCTAGCTCTATTATCAGTTATTGTAATTGTAGCGTTTGAGTTAGAGTTAGTAATCTGTGCTACTCTTCTGCTATTTCTATCTGCGTCAGTATTATAGTTAGGGTTCGAACCAGTTACGGTTGGCAAAATTGTAACGTAAGCATTAGTACCACTAAATCCTACGGTAGCTCCTTGTTGATTCTGCGTGTTAAGCGCTAAAGCTGATACAGATACATAGTTTCCTGAACCTGAAATTATAATAGACCCAGTGTTTGCACTATTTGCAACAATTGATATAATATTATTAGTACTATTCAAAGACTGGGTAACTAAAGCTTCGAATGATCTATTAGATGGAGTTCCAGTTTTGTAAGAGAACATTACCAATGACCCTGAATTAATAGTAGCTGAACCAGTAATTTCGAAAGATCCTGATGGAATATATAAAGCTCCTACTAAATTTAAACTGCCGCTAATTCCTGCAGATCCTGTGAAAGGAAATTCAGAAGGACTAGTTTGAGCAAATGAAGCTGTTGTAGCAAAAGAAGAACTAACTACTCCAAATATTTGTGCACCAGATCCAGAGAATGCTGTACCGTTAATTTGTCCGTAGAATGTACTTCCTAACCCACCACCTGCTCCAAATAAAGCTACTACGTTACCAGTGTTATTTTGTATTTCTACTCCATTAACAGCTGCTGCTTGTACGTGATGAGTAATTAAATCGTCGCCTTGACTAATTCTTATTGAACCACTTACGTTAATTGAACCTGTTATGGTTTGTGTACCATTAAAGTTAGAAGATCCTGTTACTACTAATGGACCTGATATTACGTTAACTGTGCCCCAAAGTGTTTGAGTATCGTCAGGAGCATCTCCTAATTGGTTAGATCCTGATGCGTATATAATTGAACTTGATTGGAATGTTACGTTTAAGAATGCTACTGATGCAGTGCCTGTTACCATTACATTAGACATTGTAGCGTTCGTTAATGTAGTAGTGCCAGTAACACCTAAAGAACCACTTATAGTTACAGCTTGATTAAGTGTATTAACAAAAGAAGAGGTTACAGCAGTTAATTGACTACCGTTTCCTATAAATCCGAAACCAGAATTTGATTGTATATTACCGTTTACAGCTAAAGTATTAGGCGTGTTATCAGAAGTTAATACTACTTGATTTCCTGTCAACTGATCTTTTATTGTAATAGATCCACTAACAACTTGATCGTCGTGTAATACTACATTACCACCAATGTAAGGAAATAAATTAATGTTTCCACCATCTACTCCTGCAGCTTGAGCAGTTATATTATTTAAGACAACTCCATCTTCAAAAGTATTAGGTCCTTTAAAAGTATTAGATCCAGTTTTTGCATATCCTGTTGAGTCGATTCCATCTAATAAGTCTGCATTAAGTGCGTAAGATGCTGAGGCCACAGTTCCCAATAAGAACGAAGCAGTAGCAGCAGAATTAGCTGTGTTAGCTTTATCTGCGTAACTAGCAGATGTTACATTGTTTACAGTAATAGTTGTTGTGTTACCATTGCCTGTTAAAAATCCTATAGAAGCTGAAGTAATTCCTGGTTGTACGGTTGTTATTGCGTTAGGTGTAAAGCTAGCGCTACTAGCTAAAGAAGAACTCCTCGCGGTTTCTGCAAATATAGCGTAAGATGCCGATACTGAAGATCCTGATTGAGCGATCTGTACTAGATAAGTACTGCCATCGCCATTTGTAAAGGTAATAGTACTTGCTTGAGCTGAAGCAGTAACCATCAAACTAGCTGTATTATCGTTCAATACAGAAGAGTTAATCCATGTAGTATTGAATGCATTTACTGAATTAGGAGTGATATTACCACCAGTATTATCGTAATAAGTCTGAGAAGATGATGCTATTAACTGGGCCTTATTTGCCATTTGTATATTATTTTTTAATTAGTCTTATAAGTATCCACCTTGGAACGATCTGTCGAAAGCTTCTGAGAATGAATTGAAAGATGTTCCGCCATAGATATTGCCGATTCCTTGATTGATTAAGAAACCCTTACAACATTTTCTGCTATAGGTATTCTTATCAGCACACAAACAAGCCATCAAACCATTTCTAGGTACAGCCAAACCATAAGAGTAGGGCATATCTAAAGGAATATCTTGGAATTGATTGTTGCCCCTTTCTGAAGACTTGGTAATGTAGATTTTTCTGTTTGAAGCCATTTATAGTGTTTCTACATATTATAACACCAAAAGTCTATTTTATTTTTTACACTAGACCTTTCTGCATCTTTTTGGTATTTTCCATCTCCACAAGCATTAAATCTCTCTTGTAGGTCAAAAACGTAAGGCATTCGTGTATGTTTAGTCTTGTGACTTCGTCAAAGTTTCTGACATCGTTGTTTGCAAGCGTTGCAAGTGTTGCATAGAGAGACCATTTTTTGCCAAAATTTGATGTACTTGAGAGGTCTGCTCGTCCGTCTTTGTCATCAGATTCTCCATCGAAGAGGTCAGGGTAGCGTTCAATAAGTCCAACTGTAAACGCAAAAAAAAACTTAAAGCACCGAACACTATGTCCATGGTGATTTTCTCTTTGAACAGTTCTACTTGGCTATCTACAGTTCCATTGTATGGTTGTATCTTATACTTGTCTTTTTTTGACTCACTAATTGGTCTGTAAAGAATAGACATCAATAATGGCATATTATCCCAAGTATCTTTAGAGTATGTAATTAAATCTACATATTCTCCATAACTCATATCGTCTAGAGATGGCATAAATCCATATTCAGTATCAAATAAACTAAAAGATTGAACTAGCTTGTGATTTCTACTTGCGTCTATTAGGTTTAATATTTGATTAGATATCTCGTTAAAATTGTCTACTGGTAATTGTTTGTATACGTCTGAATCTATTCCACACAAATAATAAGCTGCTCTTTCTAAACATATCTCTATGTATTCTTGTGTGTTCTCGTATGGTTTAATTGCTTGATAGAACTTAATGTAGTCAATGTATTTTACTTCTGACCAATCTTCTGGAATGCTGTACTCTACTTTCATGTCTTATGTGTTTATTGATTGATATATTTTACCTGCACCTCCAATTGAGATGTTGTATTTTCCTGTATTTGATTTCTTTAATGTATTTAAAGCTACATATCTTACAGCGTCTAATCCATGGTTAAATACATCTACTGGTTTGTTTAGTAGATTACCACCAGAATCTTTTGCCCATTTGTATCTATTGAATTCAGTAATAAGATTTACTGATTGCTTTGTTACGTGTAGTTTGTATCTCTTAAGAATGTCTATACCATTTACTATTGAATCTGGACCTTTTATTGCTGGTTTAACTGAGAAACCATGCCTTCTTATTTCCTCCACTGATTTTGGTTCTGCTGAGTCTGCTACGATATCATGGAATCTAAGTACCCCCATATTTCTCATAAGCTCTGCTATATCGTCGTTAGTTAAGTTTCGTTGATATATCATTTCGTTTAGATATAAGTTATTCTCATGCTTGTGTACTTCTATTAATGCAGTAGGATCGTTAGTAAACCCGAAGTCTAATCCTAGCGCTACCAGTTGGGCTTTATCTGTGGGTATATCATCTATCTCATGGAAAGTGTAAACCAAATCCTTGAGACTGCCTCGCTCTCCCTCGCCATAAATTCTATAGTAGTCAATATCTGTAAACTTTAACTTCTCAATTTCATCTATGATAGACTGATTTAAGAATGTGTTGTCTTTATACGTAGACTTAATAAACTCTACTTCGTCTGCTCTATTATCTATTAGATCGTAGATGTAACTTGTGTTATCACTTGGATTATAGTCTAAGAATATCTGCTGTGTAGTTCTAATCTGTAACTGAAAGATATCCTCATAAGTTAATTCGTTAGCCTCGTTACAATATAGGTAATCTCTTTTAGATCCTCTGTATTTTATGGCTACGTCAATAGAAAAGAACTCAAACGTAGATCCATTTAAGGTGTATACGTTGTCTGTTTTATTGTGGTTTAATTCGTCGTATAGTTCTAGCGATTCTAATATTGCAATAAAGTCTCTTAGAATACTTTTCTTTAAAGCTGGTAGGGATTTTCTTACTATAGACACAGTAATAGGGTACTCAGAGCTTAATGCTTTGCAAATAAGAACTTGCAATATAGAATAAGTCTTTGAACTTCTCGCTCCGCCTTGATTAATTACCCATCTCTTGTTTGCTACCCAATTCTTTTCAAATACTGGGGTTGCATCAATTTTCAGTTCCATTATCCCTTGTCTTTAATTCTACAACTATTTTTTCTATCGCACTGTTCTCTATGTCTATCTTATTGTCAATTGCCCTTAATTTTGGAGTAGTATATTCCAATAACTTTAAATAGAGCTCTAAGTATTTTGCAGGATTCTCTTCTCTTACTGCTTCAAACGCTGTGTCTAAGTCGTGTTGTTTTTGAGCAGTTAGTTTAGCAATAGTTTCTCTAACCTTATCTGTAGTTTTATTAGGACTTCCTTTAGGTCGACCGTTACTTAGCTTATTTCCTGGTGTAAATCCTCCCATGATATTGTGTGTTATTTTAACATATACAGATTTATAACTAGTTATTGAGGTTTTGCTTTACACTTATCTCCATGCCATGTAAAATATACATTTCCTTTAATGATTTTGCCACAATAAGGACATTGTCTTTGTATAGCTCCAGCTATTTTTCCTCCTTTAGATGTTGATTTATATATAGATTCCTTATCCATACCAAATAATCCAGTACATTTTTCGGAATTTACTTTACCTCCTTTAGCTCCTCCTTTTGATCTATTTTCAAAATTCATGCATCCTCTAGCTAATTTTACGTTATCGTTACCAGCTTTTTTTCCTCCTTTAGATCTATTTTTAAAATTAACATCTGGGGTATTATTTTCAGTATTATATCTGCCTAAAGCTTTTGCATTTTTTTTATGTAATTCTGAATTCTTTATTCCTTGTAATCTTCTTGCATCGTATTTTAATTTTAATGTAACATAGTACAGA